AAAGGGATGTTCCGTTTCGCTTTATACCCTGCGTAGCAGCCGGGTTGGCCTACTACTTGGCGCTCAAGCTGCCCAATGGCATGGAACGGCTACAGGTTTTGAAGGCACAATACGACGAAGCGTGGCAGTTGGCGCAGGATGAAGACCGGGAAAAAGCAGCGGTGCGCTTTGTACCAAGACAGCAGTTTATGTAATCATGGGCAATAGGTTTGCGTCAGGCAAGAATGCGATAGCGGAATGTGACCGCTGTGGGTTTCGCTACAAACTGAAGGAACTGAAGAAGGAAGTTGTCAAGACCAAAACGTACAACTTGCTGGTGTGCCCAACCTGCTGGACACCAGATCAGCCGCAGTTGCAGTTGGGGATGTACCCGGTAGACGACCCACAGGGTTTGCGTGATCCTCGCCGGGACTTGAGTTATGTGGTTTCTGGCCTGTTGGCAGACGGAAATCCGGGCGAAGGCAGCAGGATATTTCAGTGGAACTGGAACCCGGTAGGCGGGTCTAGGGGCAACGATGACGGACTGACACCCAACTACTTGGTGGCAGAATTAGAACTTGGCTCAGTTACAGTAACCTAGGAGTTGATATGGACAAAGCAGACCTGAAGCAGGACAAAAAAATGATGGCCGGGGCCGTGCACAAGCACGAGAAAGCCCTGCACCCCGGCAAGCCCATGACCAAGTTTTCCAAAGGTGGCAAAACGGACATGGACATGATGAAGTACGGGCGCGGCATGGCTAAAGTGATGAACCAGAAATCTGGTCGCGGAGGCTAAGATGATCAACAACAAACAGGCAGCAGCCTACGCCAAACCCCACACCATGTCTGGCAAAGCCGTGACTGTGGAAGCGAACCCCGGCAAGGGTAGAGACATGAGCATGTTGAACAATGCTCGTGCTTCGATTGGGCGCATCACCAACCAAGAGCAACCCGGTGTAAAGACATCGGGTATTGTGACTCGCGGCAATGGCGCAGCCACTAAAGGCATCACCGCACGAGGCCCGATGGCATGAACTACGCGGCGTTGGTTTCTGCGGTCTCCTCCTACACGGAGAACACCTTTCCTACGGTGGACATGAACCTGTTCATCACGCAGGCAGAGAAACGCATTTACAACACCGTACAGATTCCAGCACTGCGTAAGAATGTGACGGGCATCACAACGGCGAGTAACAAGTATCTGGCCTGCCCGGATGACTTTCTGTCTTCCTACTCTTTGGCGGCAATAGACCCGGCTACGGGGGCGTACTCATACCTGTTGAACAAGGACGTAAACTTCATCCGAGAAGCGTACCCCAAGCCAACATCCACGGGGTCGCCCAAGTACTACGCCCTGTTTGGCCCCGCCGTAGCTTCCAGTGTGATTACGACAGAACTCACGTTCATCATCGGCCCTACTCCAGACGCTGCCTACAGCATGGAGCTTCACTACTATTACTATCCTGAGTCCATCGTTACCGCGTCGACTACGTGGCTCAGTGACAACTACGACCCTGCCCTTTTGTACGGGACACTGGTTGAAGCTTACACCTACATGAAGGGTGAGACGGACATGATTGCCCTGTATGACGGCAAGTACAAAGAAGCAATGGGGCAACTCAAACGTCTGGGTGACGGGCTTGAGCGTCAAGACGCGTACCGCAGCGGGCAAGCTAGGGTGCCAGTAACATGAGCATCGCCCAAACCCTGACCACATCCTTCAAGCAGCAACTGCTTAAGGCGGTACACGATTTCGACACAGACACCTTCTATATGGCGCTGTACACAGCCAACGCCGATATAGGGGCAGCTACCACCGTTTACACAGCAACGGGGGAGATTACAGGTACAGGCTATACCGCTGCGGGTCAGGTGATGACCGGCATCTCGGTCAGTGTCACTGACACCACTGCTTTTGTAAATTTTAGCAATGTTGTCTGGACTACCGGCGCGTTTACAGCACGGGGGGCACTGATTTACAATGCATCCAAGAGTAACAAATCGGTGGCAGTATTGGACTTTGGCGCGGATAAAACCACAACATCTCCCTTTACAGTTGTCATGCCAGCTAACTCCGCCACCACTGCACTGATAAGGCTACCATGATCACAACGACCAAAGGTCTGATGGACGAAGCCCTGCTGGACAAGCGGGAAGGAACCGTAGACAACGACAACGAAACCACGACATGGGTTGAATACTGGTTGGATGGCGAATTGGTACACCGTTCTGCACATGTAGCTCTGAAAAAGTCCATGTTTGCAGGTCTTGAAGCAGCTTCACTAGGATAAATTATGGCGAACACCCAGAGCATGTGTACCTCCTTCTTGGGCCAGTTGCTCAATGGCGGTCACCAATTCGGAACCATCACGCTGACCAGCAGGACTAGCTTGACCGCTCCTACCAAAGACACGTTTAAAGCGGCTCTGTACCTTGTCGGAGCCACAATCAACGCCTCAACCACGGCGTACAGTGCGTCCAATGAAGTCTCTTCAGCCAACTACCCAGCGGGTGGGGAAGTTATCACCAACGCCAATGTGCCGGTAGCAACCAATGCATCAGCCACTGCGGGTGTGGGGTACTGGACACCTTCGGCAAGCATTGTCTATGGGGCAAGTGCAACACCCGTGACCTTCGCGGCGTTTGATGCGGTGCTGGTCTACAACGATACGCAGGGCGATACAGCGGTCAGTGTCCACACCTTCAGCAGCCAGACGATCACGGCGGGTGTTTTCACGCTGACTATGCCGACTAGCTCAACGACCACAGCGCTTCTGCGGTTGTCAACAACCTGATGTCATGTCACTTGGCTGGGGTGATGGCGCATGGAGTAGTGACGGATGGGGTGGCACACTTGCCATCACGGGCGTTGCAGCAACGGGAGCCGTTGGGTCAGTTGTAGCGAGTGTCAGTAGTGCCCTATCTGGTGTAGCGGCATCCGGGGCCGTTGGAACAGTTGTAGCTACATCGGCAAGTCCAGAGACAGGGGCATTTGCCAGCGGGTTTGTCGGGACGGTAGCTCCCAGCTTCTCAGTAGCCCTGACAGGTGTAGCGTCTGCGGGTGCGGTAGGCTTTGTAGTCAATGGTATTTCAATGCCGTTGACAAGCGCAGCGGTATCTGGGGCAGTCGGGTCAGTAGCACCCAGCCACTCACTTGCGCTAACAGGGGCGGCGGCAACAGGGGCAGTAGAAAGTTTTGGAATTGCTTTTTGGAGTGTGATTGACGACTCGCAAACCCCCGCATGGGGCTTGGTGGCAGATGCACAAACACCCGCATGGGGTGTAATAGCGAATCCGCAGACACCCACTTGGCAAAATATTGCAACGTAGGAGAATTTAATGGCAACAGCAGCAACATCACTTCTTGGTTTGGCGCTCCCGGTCACCGGGGAACTATCTGGCACATGGGGCGATACAGTCAATGTATCTATAACCGCTCTGCTGGATACAGCCGTTGCCGGGACAACCACCCTTTCGTCAGACTCTGATGTAACGCTAACAACGACCACACTGGCAGCAAACCAAGCTCGACAGGCAATTATCCTGTGGACAGCAGGCGGTACAGTTACCCGCACCATCACCGTCCCGGCGCAGAGTAAATCCTACATTGTCATCAACAAAACCAGCAGTTCCCAGAGCATCAAAATTGTCGGGGTTGGCCCCACCACAGGTGTAACCATTGTTGCTGGCACAGCAGCCTTTGTAGTCTGGAACGGCGTTGATTTTGTAACAGCATCAGTGACCTCCACCACAGGAGTTTTACCCGTAGCCAACGGCGGCACAGGCTTGTCATCAGGCACATCCGGTGGTGTCCTAGCCTACACCGCTACGGGCACATTGGCATCATCCGCTGCACTTGCAGCAAGCGCCTTGGTCATCGGCGGCGGGGCTGGTGCGGCTCCAAGCACCACAACCACTGGCACAGGTGTAGTCACGGCTCTAGGGGTCAATACAGGCACTGCCGGGGCGTTTGTAGTCAACGGCGGCGCTCTAGGCACCCCCTCTTCAGGCACGGTGACAAACCTGACCGGCACAGCCTCCATCAACATTAACGGCACTGTGGGGGCTACAACGCCTACGACGGGGGCTTTTACTACGCTGAGTGCAAGTGGGGCAACAACAATAGGAGCAAGACTGCAAGTTACAGCAGCAGGTAGTCCACCTGCATCGGGCAGTGGGCTTGAAGTACTAGGTGGTGCAACACCACTTTTGTTTGCATACAACAGAACAGGCTCCGCATATCTACCATTAAATTTTGATGCTTCCGCTCATGGATTTAGTGTTGCAGGCGCATCGATAGCTACAGTCTCCTCCACCGGCTTAGCAATCACCGGCACTCTAAGCGCAACTGGCGCTGTCACCCTCTCAGGCGGCACCGCTAACGGCGTGGCTTACCTTGATGCTTCCAAGGTGCTGACGACGGGGTCTGCGCTGACGTACAACGGAACAGCACTGACATCAAGCGCATCTAGCGCCATATCGGGCATATTTAATCGTGACACATCTTCCGGGGCAACACTTCAGATTCAGGTTGTCGGTAACAGCGTAGGTACTCTAGGTTCCGATACAGGCGGCAACGGGCGCTTTGATTTGGTGGCCGCTACATCAATGCAATTGAGAGCAGCAGGCGCAAGCGGCTACATATCTTTTGACGCCAACAACACCGAACAAATGCGCCTCACCAGCAGCCTGCTGTCTGTCGTACCCGGCGCAACCATCCAAGGCTTGACCGTGGGCCTTGGTGCTGGTGCTGTGTCTACCAACACTGCGGTGGGTGCTAGTGCTTTGGGTGGTTCAAATACTGGTACTGAAAACACCGCTATTGGTCAACAAGCACTTCTTACAAATACATCAGGTTCATCTAATACCGCCATTGGTCGAAATGCCCTTGCATTAAATACAACGGGTGGTAGCAACACGGCTTCTGGATTTCACGCACTTTTATCTAATACATCCGGTGCAAATAATTCTGCACTCGGTGTGCAAGCACTCAACTCCAACACCACAGCTTCCAACAACACTGCTGTAGGTTATCAGGCAGGGTACAACAATACTACTGGCGCTCAAAATACTGCGCTTGGTTGGTTGACGTTAGTGGCAAATACTACTGGGTCAGATATTACAGCCGTGGGAGCGTATGCTTTAGGGAAAAATACAACTGGAGGTTCTAACGTAGCAGTTGGGCGACAAGCACTTCAGGAAAACACCACCGCCTCTAACAACACTGCGGTAGGTTATCAGGCGGGGTATACAAACCAAGCAGTAGAAAATCAAACATTTGTTGGTTATCAAGCGGGTTTTTCACGCAACTCTGTTGCTGACAATTACTCTACAGTAATGGTTGGCAATCTTGCTGGATACTCTACTTCTAGTGGAATTGACAACACCTACATTGGTGGATACGCCGCAAGATTCCAAACTGGGTCATCAAATACGGCATTGGGCGGCGGCGCTCTTTATGGTGCAAGCGGGACATCTACAGGCAGCAATAACACCGCTGTGGGTTACGGGTCTTTGCTCTCCAGCACCACCGCCTCTAACAACACTGCTGTAGGCGTTCAGGCGGGGTATAGCAATACGACTGGCCCCGAAATTACGGCTCTAGGGTATCGTGCGGCATACACAAATACAACTGGCCCTCAAAACGTAGCGATTGGCGCTTATGCGTTGAACAGAAACGATGTTGGGGGCTACAACGTGGCTGTTGGGCGGTCTGCTATTGGTGGCAATTCCAGCACCACTTATGCTTGTAGTTCCAATACCGCTATTGGTGACTCAGCTATGGCGCTTAACCAGACGGGGGGTTTTAACGCAGCGGTAGGGGCTGCTGCGCTTGGAAGTAACACTACCGGTGCTTCCAACGTAGCAATCGGGGTTCAATCACTTTTTTCCAACACCACCGCCTCTAGCAACACTGCTGTAGGCGTTCAGGCGGGGTACAGTAATCTGACCGGCACATACAACACCTATGTTGGAACGCAGGCCGGATATATAGCCAAAGGCGACAGAAATGCAGTATTTGGCTTCCAAGCAGGGTACAACCTCACGACTGCCATCGGTAACACGCTGATTGGTAGTAATGCTGGTGAGTTGGTAACTACGGGTAGCAACAACACTTTTGTTGGTGGTACCAGTTCGGGCGGTGGATTTAGCGGCAGTGTAATGACCACCGGCTCTAGGAACACCATCATTGGTGCTTACTCAGGCAACCAAGGTGGCCTAGATATTCGCACTGCCAACAACTACATCGTGCTGTCTGATGGGGAGGGGAATCCACAGGGTATTTTTGATAACCAAGGCACTTTCTTAGTGGCGCAGACTGCAAAAAGCCAGATCGTAGTCGGAGCGCACATGGAAGGCGGCGGGAGTTTAAATCCGGGAACCGTGTCATCAGTTTTGGCTGCAAGCACCAGCGCGGCATCAAGCTATAACCTTTATTCAACGGGTGCTGGTGCATTTCGTTTTTATGTCAATATGGCAGGGACTATTAACGCCACATCAATCGTCATCACCGCAATCTCTGACCAGCGACTCAAAGAAAATATCCGCGATATTGATACGGGCCTTGGTGCAATCATGGCGCTCAAGCCGCGCCGATTTGATTGGAAAGAAGGCAAAGGCCAAGACAAGAAAAATGCGGCTGGCTTTATTGCCCAAGAGTTTGAAGAAGTGTTTCCTGAATGTGTCAGTACATCAAAAGCTGGCGGGGACGGTATTGAGTACAAGAACATTAACCATGAAACGCTGATTCCCACTCTGGTCAAAGCCATCCAAGAACTCAAAGCAGAATTTGATGCCTACAAAGCATCGCACCCTTAACCCCTGAAAGGAACCACCATGACCACCTTCACCACCACTATCACCTCGATGTACACGCTCCAGCAGCCTGACCCAAACTATGTGGTCAACGCGCTCTGGCAAGTCACCGGGGTAGACGGCAGCAACACCGCCAGCATTGGAGGAAACACGCAGTTTGACTCCCAGCAAGGCGCTGTGTTCGTGCCCTACGACCAACTGACCGAGGCCACCGTCATTGGCTGGATTCCTGAGTCTGCCATCCAAAGCGCACAGGCTTGCGTACAGGGCCAGATCGACTCAATGATCACCCCGCCTGTCAGCCCAGAGAACACACCCCTGCCTTGGGCCGCATAACGGGAAGCTGCCACCCGACTCTGGCAGCACACTGAAAGGAAAACGAAATGGAAACCAAAAAGCCCCAGATCGTCACGATAGACGGTGTTGAGCATGACGCCAACACTTTTACGGAACAGCAAGTCCTGCTGTTGAACCACTGTGTAGACCTTGACCGCAAGATTGGCTCAACCCAGTTTCAGCT